TTATATGCGACCAAACCTCCGACAACGGCCGCGCCAATCAACATTTTCTTTTGTGTCGGAGTTAACTTACCACGCTCTTTTGCGTCTATGGTTTTCTGAAGAGCATTTCTTTGCTTGGAAAAATCAGTAATCGCCTGACGATTCGCACTCTTGGTCAGATAAGCGGATACACTTTTATTCCCAGCTAAATCCTCGTTTGTTTTTTTTAATTCTGAGATTTTGACATCAAGATCTGAGGTTTTAACCTTAAGCTTAGAAATGCTTTCTTCTTTTTTTGTTTGTTTAACATCGCTAATCTTAGAAATGAACTTTTGTTTATTAGCTTTGAGTGCGGCCATAGCTTCAGAAGGAGATCGTTTAATTTCTCCGACATCCATATACGCTTTTTTAGCACGCTCATGGGCGTCTGTCTTAGAGATATTCGATCCAGTACCAGAACTACTTCCTGAATCTCGATCTTTACGAACGCCCCAATGCATTCCTTTTACACCGTGATGAGCAAGGACCTCTTCGAGAGAGGGCTTTTCTTCAGGGATACGATCCGTCACAGCAGCTCCTCTCTTAAGAAGGATTAATCTCCGCGCTTATCGCGACGAGAAACAGCAAGGTCGGTGATACTCGTATGACCTATAACGGAAAGAATATCCCCGACTTTAGCCTCACCGGCCGCAACACGCTGTTGCCTTTTTTCCAGTTTCGAAACTCGCGTAGCAGCAAGCTTCTTACTTTGTGTAAAACCAGTTACTGTGAAAAGAGTAGAGCGAAGTCGGTCTCTTCCCTTAGCGTTTCCGGAAGCAACGGCTCGAGCTGTGGTAATTCGTCGCTGAAACTGGTCATCGGCGGCGCCCTTAACTCGAGATCGCAACCCACCTCGGCGAACTCCCCATTTCATGCCCTTAATACCATGGTGCTCAAGTACCTCTTCGAGAGAGGGCTTTTCCTCGCTGATCAAATATGTCATTTCGCACCTCCTTATTCGAAGAGTTCCTTATTGGCCTTCCATGCAATGTAAGCGTCCATGGTCGATGCTACGTTGTCGATCTTCTCATCTTGACGCTTCTTGAGGAGTTTACGATTACCATTAGTGTCTTCGAGTGTGATCGCATTACCCATTGCGAACGTCATGAGTGCCTGATCAAATATGAGCATCCGTTGCTCAGATAAGATCTTGATTTCACCGAGCGGCACCGACTCAGTCTTGGCCCCCTGAGGTACTTTTTCAATCCCAAACGGGCCGTTTTCCGCTTCCCATCTTGTTACAAATTCTTTGGCATTGTATGGGTCGTAGCCAAACGCTCGCACATCATACCGTGACGCTTCGATGAAGGAATCAAGATCGTCGTAGACTTCCATCATGTCGAGGACAGTTCCCTCGAGCACATGAAGACTGCCTTCGGCAATGAACTCGTCATACTTCTGTCGCATAGCCCCCGGGAGTTTCATTAGCGTCAGCGAAGTAATATAGCTACGCGTCTTGACGCCGAAAGCTGCGTTCGGGAGAGGAAACAAGAAACTGAACGCGCAGAAATCATCGCCTTGCGAGAGGTCCGCGCCGAGGGCACAAGGCATCTCCCAGAATTCCGCACGCCGATGCGGTAACGTCTCTTCGTAGGTGAAGAAATATGTGTAGCCCTCCATCGGAATGCCGAAACGCTTGGCGAGAATATCGTTGCGAGAAGCCGGAGCTTTCTCAGCACGCTCCACATCTAGGTGATACGTCTCGTAGGAAACAGTCTTACCAAGATTCGGATTCGCCTTGAGCCAAGTAGATGGATCCGCTACTTCCTCGATCTCGTCCAGCTTGTAGTGGAAGATCGAAATATGGGGAGCATTGTACTCACCCTTGAGAATCTTTTGGAGCTCCATCTTGATGCTGTCGCCCGAACCATTACGAACAGTGCCTTCGGAGCTGATCGCAATGATCAAATAATCGTCAAGCTTCGAAGCACCCTGCTCGATTGCGCCGACAACATCTTCGCGAATATCACCCGACAGCCATTCGTCGATCGTTGAAACCTTAGGGCGAAGACCTTGAAGTTTATTAATGGCCATCGGGCGGACTTCGAGAATCGAACCGGTTAGGAAATTCTCGATGCCTTTTTTGGTCGAAGCTAACTTAACTCGATTGACCTTGGAGCCCGTGGTGTTCTGCAGAGAGCCTTCGGTTAAAAATGCGAACAACGGCCCACGCGATCGGGTTATCGCAGTCCGAAACGGTGACATAACCTCCTCGGCCTGTTTCATCGTCGGAGCAGTCGTAATCTGATGCGTAGTCGATGTGTCGACATTCAGAAAATAGCTCTGCAAGCATTCGGCGTACATGGATTTCGCCGCGCCACGAGCGACAATCAAGTATTGCTTCGTAACGAGTCGTTTCTTAATTACTTTTGTTACGTAATGGCCGCCGCCATCTGGGCTTGGTTGGTACACTTGCCTTTCGATAAAGTAATACCAACCAAGAATTTGCTCGGCCCACAGTTTAAATGAGTCGAGCAGATGAAGATCACCTCCATCGGTCAGCGTGAGCTCATTCTCACAGTAGCGAATAAAGCCTTCGACTACCGAACCATCGTAATAGAAATTTGGATTTGCGATGAGCGCATCGATGCGGTTCATCTCCAAAGCAATTTCCCGGTTTACAGGAATTTCGCCCCGAAGAACTTCTTCTCTGAACAGCCCATAGTAATATGGCGTTGCAGTATTACTAAGGCTCATCGCTAATCCTCCTTTCACTAACGACTAGCTTTACTCTTGAGAATCGTGCCGACCATGGAGGCTGCCGCCGACGGAGCAGAAGGCCCGTTATTCGGCAAAGGGTTACCGTTCTTGTCAAGAGGCTTATTGCCGCCAAGCAAACTCGACACAAACCGCTGACCTCGAGTTTGGCGATTGGTCTTCTTCACCAAAGTGTGATACTGCTGTTCGAGATTCATCCGAGTAACAGCATCCTGCAGCTGCTTGTTGGTCAACGTATCGGTAGTGCTCTTCTTCGCAAGCTGACGAGTAGCCGCGACCTTGACTGCGTCTTCGGAAGCCGTCTGACGCTTACCGCCAGAAGTACGGACGAACTGACCAGGCTTCTGCTTAGCAGTGACGTCCGTCGCCTTTCGACGAAGATGACTAGACCGCTGCGACGTCGAGGAAATACTACTATCCTTACGGACGCCCCACTTCATGCCCTTTACACCATAATGCGCCAAAATATCCAGCGGTGCGTCGGAGTGCGTAAGCGAGTCTGGCGGATCTTCCCCGATCGACTTGTAAAGGCCGAGCAACTTCTTCTTCGCCTTGGACTGTTGGTCGGAAGAAGCCTTCACGCCTCCGCGCGCACCCGCGAGGACGCCAGCAGCCGCGGTCATACCGTTCTTATTTAGCGTGCCGCTTGGTTCTCGAACGGGAAGGCTGTAATCACTCTTCGACTCGCTTTTCTCGGAAGGACCGATCAAACAAGCCCGAATCCACTGCTCGAGCGAGTAGTCTGATTCCTTAAAATCACTCCATGGCTTCGTGCTGAAACTTGCGTGGGCGAGCGTGACGCCCGCGAATTCGCCACTCATGCTTAGCCCCACCTCGTCCTCTCTATCGCCTAGTCGATACTCGGGACCATCGAAATTTCCCATCCAAAATGCAAGCTTGTCAAAACGCACCCAAGTAAAACCTGGATACTCACGATCATCCTTCTTAGCTGGAGTAGCCGGATAGCCGAGAGTCAAATGGGGTGTCCAACCAGGATGCTGCTGACTAGCATTGTAGCCCTTACGGATGACTGGATTAGACAACATGTCATTCCGAGCACGGAGAATATCGCTCGCGAAATGCGTCTGGAAAAACAACACATCAGCATCGTCTGGCCCCAGAGTTCCACGATAGTCTACCGACATTCCGAAATGCGGAAGCTCCGTTTCGACAATATGTGCCAGAAAACTGTCCACCTGCGCAAGCTCGGGACCCGACAGCACGTCTTCGTCGAAGTGTAGAATTGTCATGTGCGGGATCTTCTCGCTTGAGATTCTCCAGACATAATCATCCTCAGCAGGGATAGCCACAATAGCCGGGCCGGTCATGTCGTACTCCAATCCGTCGTGGTTGTATCGGGATCGGGGTCAACCCAACCGGTGCTCTCACGATAGACATTCATCCGCCACTCCAGTTCGGCAATCTGCTTCTGCATCGCATCCAGCAAATATGACGTAGAAGGCGGATCGAAAAGAACGCGGACTCGAAGGAAGACATACGTCTTGACATTGTTCAAACGTAGATCATCTCCGAGAAAAGTGTCCCACGTGACGGTATCGTCTTCGATCATGAATCCAGAAGCAGGGCCAATCCCCAACTGGTTCAACGTTACAAAGACGCTGTTGATGTGCATCAAAATATCTGGATCGAACGCAGTGTAATCCTCGGCGATGCCGAGGGCCTTCTTCGTGCTCGTCAAGATACTATCCGCCATGTGGGATCACCTCCTTACTGGCTCGGCGGAATTGTCGTAATTGGTGTGGGAGGAACAGACTCGATGACCGGGACCTGGTCTTCCGGCCGCTGCAGTTCCGCCGGGAGCGACAAAGTCGGATCCACCGGCTGATCATCTCGAGATGATTGATCGGCAAGGTCGAACTTCAATCGAGAACCAAGCGAAAGCAGCCAAGACTCGAACTGAGTTCCTGAAAGAATCTTCGACTGAGAAATCGCCGCAATGAACCAAGACCCGATCGCAATCCCAACACCAATGCGCCAATTGAAATTGGAACCATCCTTAGCCCACTCGGCGAAGAAACCGTCAGCCGTCGAAAGGCCAACCGTCAGAATGCCAGTGATCGAAGAGTCCCAATGTTCCTTGACCAGTGCGGCGGAAAGACCGGGAATGACAACTGAGGAGACAATAGCAATCCACATCGACAGCGGCGCGTGGGAAAACAACGTAAGAATATCCATCTTAACTCCTAAAGGCTACGAATGTGAGTACCATCGCGACGAACATCGATACTTCCGTCGTCGTTGAGAATAACTGCATACTCACGAGACTTCGAAATCAGAGCCCATGGGTATTCTTCTCCGTAATGCGGCTTGTCTTGCGACGGAGGCTTCGGCGAAGGGGCGTCGGGTTTGGCACCGGCGGCCAAAGCTTGAAGATGAGACCCGCAAGGACGAAGGATCAGGTTCTCGTCTGCCGACTTCTTCCACCAGTAATTACCGGTTTGGTAAATCGCAGCGGGAGTAGCTTTGAGTGCTTGCGTGACGAGCGCCCTGCGCTGCGCAACGGTGTTGGTCGCCGGCTGATATGGAAGCTTGTCGTTCGACCATGACGACGCATTCGGGCGCCAGCCGTAATCAATTAGCTTCTTCGCAAAAGCGTGTCGAAGATATGGCGTACCCGCATAACAACCGACCTTGTAATAGCCGTCCAACGCATTCCGGTAGGCCTTGAAGTATGCGTCGACATACTTCCACTTCGACTTGACTGGGGCCGCGTCCCAGGAAACATAGATCGCGGCTCCTCTCGCCAACCCCATCGTCTTCCAGAAAGCAAGATCTGCTCCGCCGTCAGCCTTTCCTGCAGCAGCCCCTTCGGTCACACGACTCTCGTACCATTCACTGTTGGCGATAAAGTCCAAACCCTTAGCGACCGAATTGCGAATGCGCTTGGGCTCACAAATCTTGTTCGGCTTGTCTCGGAGAAGACCTTCAGTTCCGGCTCCTGCCGAATATCGGATGATGAAACGACCGCCGGCCTTGTAGGTGCCCTCGAGATTGGGGTTCGCGAACGAAAAATCGATTCCGCGATCACCGACTGTAGTCGGAACAGCAGTAGTCATGCTCGACCTCCTTTCTTACCACAACTTGGTGTCACCTCTCCGTCTCGGCTCGAGCGGCCGTGGAAGAAGTCTCTCGTCACCGAAATGAATGGCGTTGTGGGTTCTATGAGTTGTGGTAATCAAGAACTCGGGATCTAGAATGGCTTCATCTCCGAGTGAAATATCGTTTGCTGTCATCGGATTCATGTGATGGATGAGAATTCCGCTGTGGATCTCGTAGCCTTCAACGCCCAGGTCGCAGCCGTTGTCCCGAACAATGACATGCTGACGAATATCCTTCCATTGCCTCGATCGATAGAATGCTTGATTGATCCATCGATCGAACCCGAATGTACTTTCACCAACTTGGCCTTGTAGAGACAGATAGCGGAAGCGATCCTCGAAGGTTCCGATTCGGCGGAGTTCTCGGTAACGCCTAATCATCACCGGCGCTCTTGTTCGCTGTGGCGTAATCCCCAATGTGCCAAACGAGATAGGGGTTCTCGCCATTCCCGTGATGAGGCGCGAACTCTCTCAGATCGTCGATTCGAAAGAACTCCCCAGCTTCATGCGTTTCAACATCACGAAGACGATCGAAAATCCATGCCGCCCACGTGTCACGGTTATACGTAGCTGACGGGATGAGGAATCCGTGGCGAACTCGTATCTTCCTGGAAGGATCGAGACTGTCGTCGGTGGATGAGATGATAAATAGGTGCCAACCTCCAGCGCCATCGTCAGCCATTTCATGGGCGACATAGATCTGCCATCCTGGTTTGTAGGTAACGAGCGCGACAAGTTCGGTTAGGGTACTGTC